TACAGGTTGGAATGGTTATCTTACAGAAGATATGAAAGATGCTGACGACGTTTATGGTGCTGGTGCATACATATTGCAACATGGTTCTGCTAATTCTAATATGTAGGAAACAATATGATAGAAGATACAGAAGTTAAAGTAGGTGGATTTACATTTAAAGGGTGGTACATAGCTGCTGCCCTGCCAATACTAGGATCTCTTAGTGGCGGTATATATTATGGATATGACACACTACAAAGGTTCTACGCAGTAGAATCAGGTATTGAGACAGTAGTTGAAGCTTCGGGTAAGTTTAACTCTAAGTCAAATGAACTAAACACTCGTATTCAGACAGTTGAATCTAGTCTAAATGTAGATATAAAGAGTGTACACGCTGACTTAACAGTTAAATCACAAGATATGGAAGCTGACTTAAGCTCTCGTATTCAAGCAATAGAACAGGCGGTAGCAGATAATGACGTTAGAGGTCTTAACACAAGGTTGTCAACGATTAGTACGCAAATGCAAACAATCTTGGAACAACAGAAAGAGTTGCTTGACTTACGTAGTCAAGTTGAGAGATCTACTGGGATCACAGATAGTTTGGGTGATAAACTTGACGAATACCAAACTGAAATAGAAGACATATGGAAAGCATATGATTCTCTTGTAGATAAACCTTTATAAGGAAAGCCAATGGCACGTAACTTAACCCCAAACCAACAAAAGTTTCTAGAGGTCTTGTTTGACGAGGCAGGTGGAGATGTGGTTTCAGCAAAAAAGATAGCAGGATACAGTGAAAATACACCTACGAGACTTATTGTCGAATCTCTTAAAGATGAGATTTCCGAAGCTACCAGAACGTACTTCAGTAGAACTGCGCCAAAAGCTGCGATGGCTATGGTCAATGCTTTGTCTGATCCTACGGAGCTTGGTATCAAAGATAAAATGGCTGCTGCAAAAGATCTACTTGATCGTGCAGGGCTTGGTAAAGTGGAAAAAGTAGATGTGTCGTCTTCTGGTGGGGGTATCTTTTACCTTCCACCTAAAGAGGGTAAGAACGAGTAGCCTTGTCTGAATATGATTATGACAGGGACTTTGGTTTCTGGGAGTTACCTAAACCTAAGAAGAGCGATAAGGTTTGGCATCCTGTAGTTAGAGTAGCGGCTCGTGTAGTACCTTTTGGTTATAAGATTGATCCAGACAACGAAAAGCTGTTTCAACCTATACCACACGAACTAGAAGCATTACTGCTTGCAAAGAAGCACTTAAGGCAGTATAGTTACAGGGAAGTAGCAAACTGGTTGACAACACAAACAGGTCGCTCCATTTCCCATGTAGGTCTAAAGAAGAGAATAGCCATTGAGCGAAGACGTAAAAAAGCAGCTAACATTAAACGCAAGCTTGCCAAAAGGCTCGAAGAAACCCTTGCGGAAATCGAAAAGCTCGAAAAAGGTGTCACAGGATACTACACCACCAGAGAAGATACAGACTAGCCCAGCGCAGGTTAAAGCTGAACCATACAACATAGAAGAAGCTCAAGACGTTGTATTCAAGCCTAACCCTGGACCACAGTCAGAGTTTCTATCTGCGTCAGAACGTGAAGTACTATATGGCGGCTCAGCAGGTGGAGGTAAGAGCTATGCCATGCTTGCAGATCCTCTTCATGGGTTAAATGACCCTAACTTTAGTGGTCTACTTGTACGGCATACTACAGAAGAGTTAAGAGAGTTAATACAAAAGTCGCAGGAGTTATACCCTCGTGCTATACCAGGGATCAAGTGGTCAGAACGTAAGTCTCAATGGACTTCTCCACAGGGTGGGCGTCTGTGGATGTCGTATCTCGATAAAGATACCGATGTTACCAGGTATCAGGGACAGGCTTTTAACTGGATTGGATTCGACGAACTTACACAGTGGTCTAGTCCTTACGCTTGGGACTATATGAGATCACGTTTGAGATCTGCACACTCTGATAAGCTTGGTTTGTATATGCGTGGAACGACAAACCCTGGTGGCAGTGGACACTCTTGGGTTAAGAAGATGTTTATTGATCCTGCTCCTGCTAACAAGTCTTATTGGGCTACTAATGTAGAAACAGGAGAAACGATAAGATATCCTGCAGGACACAGTAAAGCAGGTCAACCCTTATTTAAGAGACGTTTTATTCCAGCTAGTTTGTTTGACAATCCATACTTAGCTGAAAGTGGTGACTACGAAGCGATGCTTTTGTCGCTACCAGAACACCAAAGAAAGCAGTTACTAGAAGGTAATTGGGACGTAAACGAAGGTGCTGCCTTCCCTGAGTTTAATAGAGCTATACACGTTGTTGACGATTTCCCAATCCCTGCTAGTTGGACACGGTTTCGAGCTTGTGACTACGGTTACGGTAGCTACACAGGAGTTATTTGGTTCGCTGTTGCCCCTGATGAACAACTCATTGTATACAGGGAACTCTATTGCTCTAAAGTTACAGCTTCTGATCTAGCTGATATGGTACTTGATGCTGAGTCTGGAGATGGTACAATACGTTATGGAGTCTTAGACTCTTCCCTCTGGCACAACAGAGGTGATACAGGTCCTTCACTAGCAGAGCAGATGAACCAGAAGGGTTGCA